GCGCCCCCCGCCGACGGGTCGCAAGCTGCCCTCACGCCAACGAACCAAGCTACCGTCTCGCCAACGTCCCGCGCCCTCAAGGGCGGTGCCGTTGCGAAAGAAGCCGGGGGGAATGTCCAGCGAGATTAGGGGCATTTACTTTAACAATCCATACATCGTAATCGTTCCAGAGGCCAAAGTGCCTGACTCTGCAAAGAATTGAATCGCGTCAACAACCCTTGCGGCTTCGTAATAACCGTGAACTACCGCACTGTATCGGCTGCCACCATTGCTCTCCCACATGGCCGTGCCGCCAAGAATAGTGGAAGCCGACAGGCTTGGCTCATATAAGTTTAACGTAGCAGACAAACCTAACTTGTCAGTGTCAGAGTCCACGCCGTTTGCAATCATAAGTTTAGTATCGTTTGTTGCGTTTTCGCTAAAATCACCAAGGTTTGTTCTGCCGCCCGCCAATGAATAGTCGTAATCACTAGCGCTAATAAACGTAGAACCACCATTCGAAGAAAAGCGAGCAAAAATAGATGCGCCATCTACAGTTGGCCTAATGGCGCTAATCGTAAACACATATTGACTGTAAAGCGAGGCATCAAACTCAGTGAAGTTTAACGATGCACTTGCGCTTGCGACCTTGGTGGCAAGGCGAACCATACCAGATTGCGAAGCATCGACATACGCTTTCACGCTTTGCTGCGAGGGCGCTTCTGTGGCGCTGTCTGACGCCATGTCATCTTCATCAAGAATCAAGTAGTCGCGCACGTCAGTCATGGCGATCTGAACCATCGTGCCATCGTCGTTGGCAACAAGGCGATCACCGTCAACCAAAGTCGTCGCAGTAGCAGCGGTGTCACCATCAAGGATGTTGACCTCGGCGACCGTGACCGTTGCCCCGTCGAGGATGTTCAACTCGGCGACGGTTGATGTCAGCCCGTTAAAATCCGTCAGCGTCCATGTCACACCGTCGAGCAGGTTCAACTCGGCGACGGTTGATGTCAGCCCGTTAAAATCCGTCAGCGTCCACGTCACGCCATCAAGCAGGTTCAACTCAGCCGTAGTGACTGTCGCCCCATCAAGAATGGCGAACTCGGTCGCATTGGTGCCACCCAGAAGCGTGTCGAGGTCGGACCAGTTGCTGCTGAGGTATCCACCCCACGCATCCTCGTCGCCGCCGACCGTGGGGAGGTTCCAACTATAGTTTGTCGTGCTACCGGGCATAAGTCATCTCCTTGTGGTGCCATAATACCCCACAGGAGGGGTCAAGTAAATCAGGGTTAAGTGCAAGCCCCAGTCAGGCTTACGTCAACATTCGCCACCCATTCCCCAAGCGGCGTATCCGGCAGCGGCCTCGGCATTGATGGGCGCGCAACTTCATACGTCAGGCACCCGGCATCACTGCCACCGCCCGTCATTAGCCCGCACCCTGTCATCGGGAGTGCCACTAGAATTACGAAGGGCATCCTGCCCATCCATGAAGTCGTTGAGTGTGCGCTCTGCATTAGCTTGTTGCTCCTCTCGTTTGCCTTGCTGCCGACCAAGCGGCCTACCGATAAGGAAGCCTAGAAGCGCAGCAAGCACAGCAGCAATGCCAACAAGCACCTCAGTCATTAGCCCTGCCCACAGGTGTCGTTGTCTTGTAGCGCAGCACAACATTCACCAGCGCATAGACCATCATCCAGTAAGGCATCCATTCGTTAGGTATAGAGTAGCCCGTCCCGCTCACAGACATAACCTGATCCATAGCCAACACAACAGCGTTCAGCACGTTCCATGCGATTGTGCGCCATCCCTTCATGCGGGGCCACCTTTGCTTAGGAAAGAGAACAGGCGCGTGAGAAGGCCAGCAAGGCCGCCAAGCGCTTGTTCTTGCGGATCGGGGTGCAGCAACGCACCGGGCATCCGACGATAGCCAAGAAGCCGATCTTTGGAGTACGCTTTGACGCTCACAGCGTTGCCTTGATTGCCCCCCAAAACGTTGATGCTTTTGTCGGTCTCGCTGACGTAGAATCCAACGTGGCCTTGCCATCCGTCGCGGCTACCGCGCCAGAATACAACGATGTCGCCCGGCTCAGGATCGTTTACAGGCTGTCCCCAATCGAGATAGCTGCGCGCGGTCAGCTTGCCTGTGTGCGGCAAGCCTGCGCGCTTGAGATGCGACCCCACAAACGCAGCGCACCACGCAACGGAATCATCCTCTACCCACGAATGCCCCACGTCGGCAAACATTTGGATGATTTCTGCGTTGTCCGCAGGCCCGACAAACTCTTGCATCCCAACATCTTCGGATGCCGCCGCATATGCGGCCTTCTGTCTGCGATCCATTTTCATTACTTAGACCCTATCGCTACGAGCAATGACTTTATGTCGTCGCGCATCTCGGCCAGCATTTTGTTGGTATCATCGCGGGCTTCCTTGGATGCCTCTAAGTCCTCGCGGCGCTGGTTCCACAGCCGTTTGATCTCTTTCGTGTTATCCATTGCGCGCGCCTCCAATCGGACAAGCCACACAATCAGCGCAACAAAGCCGAGAACGATTGGCCAGAATTGAATGAGCAAGTCCATTAGGCCACCTCAGTCCATATTTCAGTTGCGCTTTGCGCGTCGGTCCAGATGCCCGTTGCGGCGCTTTCCTCAGTCCACACTTGGGGGCTATTGTCCAACACGCCCCACACACTGACTTTACCCAAACTGGGAATCAGGGCCAACCCACCCAAACGCATAGACGCAGAGGCCGCTGGGTCTAGAGTTCCGACAAAGCCAGAGGCATACACATCCGCTAGGGTGACTCTTGCAATATCACTCTCTGCGACAGTGCCGACTGCGCCTGTGGCAAATACGCCCGTGAGGGAAAGGTTGGCGTCAGCCAAAATACCAAGTGTCCCAGTGGCCCCCGCAGCTTGAGTCCCGGTGAGGCTGACAACAACACTTACACCAGCCTCTTCGTCAAGGGCGGCTAGGGGCGTTCCGGCTAATGGCGCAAACCCAAGCATTAGTTACGGCTCCTGCGGCCACGTCACTGCGTGCGGAAAACCCGCCTGTGCGGGGATGTCGCGCAAAGCCTTCACCTCATCCTCGGTCAGTTCGCTGGTCATCATCTACACCCTTTTTATTTGCTAGTCTCGAGGATCGCCGTGTTAACTCACCGAGAAATTAGCGATCAGCGCCGGGTCAGAATAGCTATCAGTAATGGTGACATCTCCAACCTCATCATGCAGGCGACGCGAGAACCCCAAATTTGTGCCACGCCCGTTGTCGTCCTCAAATTCCTCAGTGGCATTAGCGAAGACGATGTTTCTGGAGGTAATAGATGACTGACCTATAGCAACACTGACGGTTCCCTCAGTGTGAGACAGCGAGCCTGAGCCGTCATCAGCGAAATCAGTTGTGACCGACAGAGTTCCGTCATGCACAATACGAATGGCACCAATGGCAACTTGTTTATGGTCGGATGAGCTGGTAGTACCAGCGACGGTTGCCGTTGTTCCAGTCGGGACCGCCGCAGAGCAAATACACGAGGCATAATACTCGGAGCCATCACTAAATGAATGCTCAACATGGAATGTGGGGCTAACACCGCCAATGGTCATTCCCCAAGTGGACGGGTCCTCAAGATCACCGTTAGTGCCGGACAACCCTATACCTAACACCACTAGGCGGTTCGCATCCGCCGCCCCGATTGCAACGCTTTCGGAAAAGTCATCCTGGCTTGACCCATCATGTATGGCGTTACCAGTGTAAGACGACTCAGAGATGCTTGCAGCACCACCACCACCACCACTCAGCACCTTATTCCAAAGCGGCATCAGTCGTCTCCGAACTCACGGCGGGCGAGTAGCAATACCATCCGCGCCAGCTTGTTGAGGACCGTCTTGGCTGACGCCAGATCAGTGACCTGCTTGTCAATGTACGTTGAGACCTGTGCCGGGGACATGCCAATGAAGTTGTCAATCCACGCATCCTGCTTCAACTCATCCCGCTCTGCTACGGTCTTGGCCCTCGCCTGACGCTGCGCGATCTGCTCTGCTGTCGCAGGTTCTTCAACCCACATTTGCAGCCACACATCATTGACAAAAACGGGTGTCCCTTCGACGATATTCTTCGTCAGATCATAGGCGGGTTTTGCCGTCTGGTTGACCAGATACACATCCCACTCACGGAGTTTGGCCGCGCGGGGGTCGCGCGGGAATGATGTGTCCGGGTGGTCTCTTCGCAGTTGCGCGAACCCATAAGGGTATTCGTCAACGGATACACCGTCATTGCTCAAAAGATAGCTCATGACAAATCTCCTATAGCATTTCCGTAAACCGTTGTGGACACCTTCCAAAGCACCACTACGCTGTACCCGGTAGTGGCCAACGTAGGCGCTGAACCTCCGACCCACTGATCAACAAGGCTGGTCCATGTTATAGTGTACGCGGTTCCATCATCTATCATCAGCGTAACGGCTTCACCAGCAGCGAGACTGTCAGTAGGGGTGGAGTTACCGCTAAGTGTCCAAGTTTGAATAGAGCCGTTTCCCGGTTCAATAGCTGGGGTGGTGCCGCTAACCGCATAAATATCTTCCAAGATCGTCCCAGTGATGACCGGGGCAGTCAGGGTTTTGTTGGTCAGCGCTTGTGTACCCGTCAGGGTGGCGAGCGTAGACGTATCCAACGCTTTGACCCCAGCAAGGTCGGTCAACTCGCTGTCCATCAACGCACCAGCAGCCGTGACATTGGCCGTGTCGGTCACATCCGCGCTAGCCTCAACCCCGGTCAGCTTCGTCTCCTCGGCTGTCGTGAAGCTCGCAGTCGTGGCGGCAAGCACAGCGCTGTAGCCTTGCACGGTGACACCGATGTCAGCGTCTTTAAGGATTGTCGCGTCGGCTGGCTCATAGTCCGAAGGGTCAAATGCTTTGACCGCAGCGAGGTTCGTCACCTCGCTGTCCATGAGCGCGCCTGCGGCGGTGACGTTCGCAGTGTCAGTTACATCTGCGCCAGCTTCGATGCCGTTTAGCTTGCTGAGAAGCGCATCAGTAAAGGCGTTGGTGTCAGCATTACTTTCGTAGGATGCCTTGATTTCCCCCGCAGTCTGGTCAGCAGTCGCGCCAGCCTCAATACCGTCCAGCTTGGTCTTGTCGCCATCGACAAACGCACCTTCAGAAGGTGGCTGTTGAATGTCGGCGGCAAGCGCAGTGACAAACACAACGGCAGAGCCGCTTAGGTTAATCGCAGCATCAGCGTTGCTGCTTTCGGACACAGTGCGAGAGAGAGTGGTGCCGCTAGCAGTGTAGGTGCCAGTTCCAATCTCCCAGTTGTTGCCATCTTCAATGGCATAGCTAACCGTTTGACCGTCAGTAATGCCGCCATTGGTAAATGTCTGATAACCAGAAACAGCAGAGCCGAGAGTGATCGTCCCGGTTCCAGTCGTTGCGGTGTTTACTTTGACGCGGTTAGCTAGAACAACCATGAGTCACCTTATGCGATGCGAACAATCGCGTTGCTCGAATCTGCTGTTGGGAACTGCACAACAAAGTCGCCTGCGGTCGAGGTCTTGTCCGAACCAAAGTCGAACACGGCGACAGCAGGATCGCCTGCAACAGTGTCGTTGTAGATTAGTGCGCCGCGCGCGGTGATCGTGGCGTTGGTCCAAGTCTCATCGTCAAAGTCGATAAAGGCCGTGGTGCCGCTGAGTGTCACCGTGGGGTTGTCCAAAGCCTGCCCCCCGGCGGTATAGCCTGTGCCGCTTACCTCGTTTGTAGCGCTGTAGGCCGTTGTCGCCGCACCAAGAGTGGCAGAACTTGTGTAAAGTGCCATCTTGAACGTGTGCGCGGTAAAGTCATGCACACCCTCAAAAAGTTCTTTTTTGAAACTTGAACACATGGCTGTGGTGATTGCCATTTCTTTCTTCTCCTATGCCATAGGCTTTGCGCGCATACGGATTGACGACGACCCAATGCGTGAGCGGTCGTTTTCAATTTTAATCGCCTCAAGCGATTGTTCCAAAAGACCGCCCCAAGTTTGAACACGCGCGTCGTCATCTAAATACGGCGCAGCCTCCATGAGTGCGCCGTATAGGTAGATGTCTGGTGCGGCAGACAGCAGCCAGTTTGACGTGTTACTATCACTCAGCGCAGGAATTTTGCTGTAATACGTCAGTTCTGCCTCATACGTCGTATCTGGCGACGGTATCACTTGAAACTCACCAGCGACCATGCTGAAGAATTTAGGTCGCCCAGCCCCGCTAAATACAACCTGCTCTTCAGCGATCTGATCTGCGGTTACAAACTCAAGCGTCGTGATCGGGGTTGTGTTCAGTTGCATCCGAATGTTTTGAAGCCAAGAACCGGGGACGGCAAAATAGCCCTCGCTCACGTCCGCAGTTGCGCGCTTCACCATCCGATAATCGCGGATACGACGGTTGAACTTGGCTTCAGCGAGATCAACAAAAGAAGGGATGACCGCTGTCAGGTCATCCCGCAGCAGCCAATCGGCAATCGCTGCCTGCAACTCGCTGTAAGTCGTGATCGCCATTTACAGCGTTCCTTCGCGCGTTCTAAAAACCCGGTTGTCCGAGTTGTTAAGCCATTTCTTTAGGGCAGCAGGATCGTCCGCAATGCCTTCTCGCTTCAGGCGATAATACACCGAAAGCGGAATAGATGCGACTTTATTCACATCGCCCCACTTGGTGTGTTTATCGGTCATGTTCCGCTGGCGGGTGTTGCTCTCGTCAACGTCGAGACGCTGCTCAGTCTCAATGACATACTCACCGTTGTCTTTGACGTGCCAGTAGCGCGTAATGCCTGTGGCCGAATCAGCGTCGAAAAAGCGTTTGCTCATACTACCCCCCAGAGGAAGACAGGGGGCGAACCGAAGCCCGCCCCCATATGGGATTACGACGAGGTGAGGTCGTAGACCGCGCCGTGAGCCTCTTCATTCGACACCTTCAGGCCGAACTCTGCGAGCATCATGCCCTTCTCTGCGTCACCCGTCTTGGCGAGTTCCACCTGCTGGATCGGACGCAGGTAGCAGACCGACGCATACTCAGGATCAAGCACAAAGGCATCCGAGGCGCGCTGGAAGCGGTTGGGAACCACGGTCAGGGTGCCGAAGTCGGACATATACACGTCTGCCGCACCGATGATGGTGGTGGGGCTGTCCGAGGGTGCCATGTAACGCTGTGCCGCAATACCAGCAAATGCCGAGACCGCTTGCTTGTTGAACGCACCAACCATGAGGATCGACGGGTTGCCGCCAGCGGTCCACGTCTGCTGCATTACGTCCTTCAGCATCGCCTCGGTGAAGGCGCGGGCCGTGCCGTCAGTGCGAGCGTCGGTGCCATCACCCGTGGCCGCAGTCGCGTCACCAGCTTCGCTGATGTTCGATGCAACCCACGAAGGAAGACCAGCGGTCTCTGGTGCGGTCGAGGTGTTGCCAGCAACGCGAGCGTTGTTAGCAAGCAATGTTGCCTCAACGTCGCGCTTCAGCTCCTTGCCGCGCTTGGCGACTTGGTAGGCGACTTCGTTGGCACGGCCAGCCTTGTCAACAAACTCAAGGTTGTCGGCAATGATGTAGGTGCGCCGACGAATGTGAGTGTAGTTGCCGAGGCGGGTGGTTGCCGAAGTTGCGTCAAAAGAAGCAACGTCGTCACCATTGATGACAGCCGTGGTCGAGGTGGAAGCCAACGAGTCAGTCTGCCACTCGAAGAACGTGTTGGACACGGACTCGGATCCGACGTTCGACTGGAACGGCGTCTCTTCGGGCGAGATGTTGGCGATGGTGTTCGCCAGTTCTTCACGGATACCCTTCGCGTCGAAGGTGGTGAAGGTATTGGATACGATAGCCATTTGGTTGCTCCTTAAAGCAGATTCTTGATGACGGAAGCCGCGTCAGCGACGCGACCAGATTGACGGAGACGGTTTTGCGCCTTCTCCACATCAGAACGCTTGCGGGTCTGTGTCCCCTTGGAACCTGCTTTCATGGGCTTCGGGCCGCTTTGCTTTCGCTCACCCTTCTGGGCCTGCGAAATCTTCTGCTTACCGCGCTCAAAAAGCATGGCGTTGCGCGCCATTGCGACTACCCCAGCGTGGGTGATGCCGTTGACATCCTGCTCACTGAACCCCTTGGAGAGAAGAAAATCACGGATTTCCTTTTCCTCTCGCCGCGCAACATCAGCGTTGCGCCACTCAGGGATCATTTCGGGCAAACGGGCCTGTTCAGTTTGAACTTTTTTCTGAACCTGCTCATCCAACTGGCGTTGCCGAACTTGCGCTAGGCGCTGTTGTTCCGCTTCGACAGCCCGAATTTGAGCCTCACGCTGCTCTTTGCCTTTGCGCCACTGGCGCTCTAGCTTCGTCGCTTCGATGGGATTCTTTTCATAAAGACTGTCCCAGTCGGGTTCCGCTTGCATTTGCTGCTCTAGCTGCTGCCGCATGGCAGGCAAGAGTTGAGCATACTGCTCACGTTCTGCGGAAATCTCCTGTTCCAACGCCTGCACAGATTTACGCTGCTCGGCTAGTTCTTGAGACTTCCTTGTGTAGTCCGACTGCCTCGAATAGCCTGAAAGCAATTCGTCGAGCGTGACCTCAACCTCCTCGCCGTTCACCTTGACGGTGTAGCGAGGGTCTTCGTCGGGTTGCTCTTCGTAATCACCTTCTCCAGCTTCTTCGCTGTCGTCGGTCGGCTCATATTCGGACTCAACTTGCGCGCCCTCATATTCGCCTTCGGGCTGTTCACCCGGCGCATCATCGCTCGACGCCGTGTCCTCAAGGGGGGCCATCATAGCTTTGACTGCATCTTGTGCGGTTTGCAGGTCGCCCTTAGCGGTATCTGCCATTTCGCTCACTCCATTATGTCACTTCGCGGCCTTTTCTGCAACTACCCCGCTTTCAACGAGGATTCGTAGACGACGCCGCACTGCGTCTACGCCGACCTGTCGCGCTTGAACGGCGAACAATTCATCTGTGTCGCCCAATTCAATGCTGCGAAAATCATCAAAGATTTCCTGCTGAATTTGCTCAATAACGAAAGCAAGCCCCTCATCTTCAAGTAGGCGTTTGGCCTCTCTCGCGTGTCGCAGGATTTCTTCCTTGGTTTTCTTCGCCATTTACGATCCCTTTCACCATGTCAGCCTGCGCGCGCATCACTTCACGCGCTATCGTTGCGGATTTCTTGATCTGCTCGGCAGACAGTTGCGCCCCGTACTTGGCCTCAAGTTCTGCGGCCTTCATGTAAACGTCGATCTCCATCTCATCGCGCTTCAGTTCCTCGTCACGCGCGCTTTCCTCGCGCTTGCGCTGCATCTCTTCGCGCTTAGTGGTCACATCAGCTTGAATCTGCATGATCTGCGCCTGCACAAGCTGCTCGTTCACGTCAGGCTCTTTGGGCTGCGGGGGTGGCGGCTGGAAGTTCGCAGGGTCGTTCCAGAACCGCGAGGTGTCCTTGAAGCCCGCCAGCGAGGTCATCTCGGCCAGCGTGTTATACAGCTTCGTCAGATCGGTCAGCGGGTTAATCGGCCCCAGTGTGGCCATCGCCTCTTTCTGCATCTCGCCAAGCTGCTTCAGCATCATCATGCGCTCAGTGTCAGAGCCGTTGCCCAAAGCCACCGTGGCGACACAATCCATCGAAGCGTCCCAGCCACGCGGGTCAATCGGCACAAACTCGTTGGTGAGACGCACCATACGCATGGCGTCTTGGTTTTGGGCGATCAGGCGCAAGATACCCCTAAACAGCGTTTTCATGCCCGTCTCGGCAAAGATGCGGGCAATCATCTCAATGTGCTGCTGCGCGGCGTTGACCGTCGCGGCAACAGCCCCAGCCGTTGAGGATTGCAGCGCATCGGCGTCAAGCCCAGCGGCGGCTTTGCTGATCCCCGTGCGCGTCTGACGCACGTCGTCCATGTAGGTCAGAACCGGGAAAGCCTCTTTGCCCACGAAGGGCATGGTCAACGGCTGCACCTGCCCCGGCGAGCGCTGCCGGATGATCGCACCCGTCTCGGTGTTCATCACATCTTCGATGTTCACCTGACCCTCGGTCACAGCTACGCGCGGGTGGATCGACATGGCCAAGCTGTCTAGCGTGTTGCGCATGAGGACAGACTTGATGCGCTGGATGTCCATCACGATGTCGGCAATGCTCATACCGAAGAAGTCGTGCGGCTCTGGGTCAGGGCAGAACGCCGCAAACGGAATCATGTCAGTTGGCTGATCGTCGAGCAGGGTATTGCCGACACCCGCCACGCAGACGCGCCGTAACTCAGCGATGCCATCACCGTCGCGGTCCACCTTGATGTAGCACTCGGTGTAAGTCACCTTCCGCGAGGCTGGGTCGCTGCGGTCAGTGTTGCGCGAGGTCAGCGCCGGGTTGCGCGTGTAGCGCTCGACATTGGTGTCCATCTCGTCAGTGCTTGACGCCAGATCAATCACGTCGTCGTATTCATAACCCATCGCCACAAGGTCGCTCACCGTCATCACGCGGCGGTGGGCAACGAACTCAGCGTCATCAATAGACGTGGCCCTGCGGTCGATCAGAAATTCCTCTGGGGGTAGCGCCTCGACCTTCACCCGCCCATCGGGCTTGCGGTGCGTCACGCGAACATCGTGAAGCATAGGGGGTGGTGGGGGTTCCATCCCCATTTGCGCCATCATCTGCGCTTGCATCGGGTCAATAGGTGGCATGGGCGCTTGGTAGGACGCCTGCACGTCAATGTTTACGTTGGGGTCAGAGTTCAACGACGCCAGTGCGGCATCGTCCAGACCCGTCATGTCCGACACCTCAACCCGGTAGGACGTGTCCCAATAGAACTTAATCACCCCCACCTTGCGCACCAGCGCGTCCTTGAAGGCGCTGTGCAGCGTCAGAAAACCGGGGTTATCCTTCTGGAACACATAGTTGACGTATTCGGTAGCCTGCTTTGCCATCGCCACATCTTCGGGGCCGCGTGGCACGAACTCGACAACCTTGTCCCCCGACGTGAACACCCGCATCAGCGAGGGCATGATCGCCTGAACCGTGTCGCGCACATCCATGCTGACAACTTGGCTGCGACCCTCTTCCTCATCGCCGTAAGGCTCGCCACGGTAATACTCTGTCGCCTTCGCACGAATAGGCGAAACGGTGTTGTCGATGAAGTCCTCGGCGTCGTCGATTTCCTTGCCAACAATGCCCTGCAACTCGTCGTCCGACATATAATCGGGATTTATGAGCGCCTGCACTTCATTCGTGATGTCGTTGTTTTCGGGGTCCATGTGTGCGGCTCCTATTGCGCGAGCAAACTATAGCGCGCGACGTAATCACGAAGGTTGGCGAGTGGGTCTTCCTCCCCACCAGCCTGCGCGGCGGGGGTGTCTGCGGCAGACGCGGCAAGAAGGCCAGTGGTGGTGGAGCTGTTGGCCATCAGTGGGATTTGACGGCCAAATACCAAACGCGCCGCCTCCTCAGTCGAAATGCCGAGATTTCTGGCCGTCACATCTAAGCGCTCATCAAACAATTCGGCCACCGTATTGTGCGCCGATCCGAGGTTGGTCTTGTCACCCATCCCGAACCAACCCATTGACTGGGTTTCGGCAGGTGATACACCCAACCTATCGGCGGCACTGTGCCAAATGTCAGCAAAAACAGGGTATTCGGTCTGCATGCTCTGACCGCCGATTTTCTGCGCGCCCAGCGTGTCGAGGATCATATCCGGCGCCAGAACGCTTGGGTCTGCCGCGTAGGCATCCCGGCGATCGGGGGCAATGTATCCCAGCGGCACAGAACCGGGGTCCATATCGTTCAGCGTCATTAGTGTGCCACGAATCGCGTGAGTATCCATCGTCGCGCCGCTGCGGTTGCCCGCCATATTACCGCCGAATGTCGCAGGCTTTGGGTTGGTATTGGTATTGATTCCCCCCCTCTGCAAGACATCGTCAAGCAGGAGGCCGTGAATCCCGCTTGGCCCCATCATCATTGGATAGCCGCTTTCATTGATTCCACCAGAACCGGGTCCGATTAGCGTCCTGAATGGCACACCGCTGGCCTCTTTGGCCATGACGTTAGATGCGTTTAGCAAATTTTGCGTCGTGTTGGTTCTGGGGCTAGTCGCCGCGTAAAAATTAGAAAAATCACGCAGATACGCCGCCGCCTCGTCGGGCGACAGTCCAGCTTCTATTGCTGCCCGATAGAGCGGCCCGTCGCTGTGGTAAAAATACTGAACATTCGTCCCGCCGACACCAGACGCTTCAATCCGATTAGCCAGTGCCTGCGCGATGTCTTCGCGCCGATTGACCAGTTCCCGGCCACGATCTTGAAGCGGCAGTCGGGCCTCCGGGTCGGGATTTCTTGGGTATAACTCAGCGAGGTTGTCGCTGAAAATAGTCTGCCCCGGCGGCGTCAGGTAGTCGCTGTCAACAAACCGGGGGCGATCAGCACTCGGCTGCACTCGCTGGGCAGGAGGTAGCGCCATCTGATCGGCCCTTGCCGCATACACATCCTGAAGCGTGGGTGACACACGCCCACCCATCCCGACACTGCCCTCAGGGCGGCCCAACAACCCCCCAGCGCCCATAGCGTAGCCAGCAGCGCCCATCACATCCATCGGCGTTGCGCCGGGGGCCATCGACCCCTCAATCGTCTCATAAGCGCCGCGCGCGATGTCAGCGCCCGTGCCAAGGGGGTCAGACAGCAAGCCGCTGACAAAGTCCCGCGCACCCGCGCCGAGGTTCTCACCCGGCGTCATTACGCCGTCGTCGTAGCCAATGATATTGTCGAGCAGGTTGTAGAACATCCCGCGATCACCCGCACCGCCCGTGGCCACAGGAGCCACGTCAGTCGCCGCGTATTGGACGCCAAGCACCGTTTGGCGTATCTGGCGACCAAGTTCGTCATAGCCAACAATCGCATCGCGAGGGGCCGCGCTAGCGGGGCGCGCGTAACCGGGTGTTTGGACGAGATCAACCATTTCTATCCTACGCTCTTCTGACCTTCGCCATCAGTAAATACCCTGATACCCAAGCGACGGTTGGGCATTAACCCCCCGCCGCCGCGCGCCGTCCCCAACTCGCGCAGACGATCCAGCGCCCCCACCGAGAAGCCCCCGCGAGGTTCGATCATCAACGGTGTAACTATCAAAACCACCACTGCGAACAGCGCCCTGCGCGCCACTCAAGCTGCGGTGAGTGCTTTCCGACCCATCCGGCATCCGAACCGTGTAAGTAGCCATCAGCGACCACCCTTGAGGCAACGCCCAGCGGCCATGCAGGCGCTACGGGACTTGCAACCACCACAAGGCGTAAAACGTTTCGTCGTCGTGCCATACTGCTTCATTTCCGACCACCCCTTTTGCGCTTCTTAGGCGAACAACCCATGAAAACCTCCATGTTGTTGAGGTATCATAATACCGCGCATCAGGCAAAAAAGAAAGGCCGTGTGACAGGGAGGGGTCACACGGCCTTAGTAGGGAGGAGAAAACAATGCACAAACACAGCCTAAGACAAACCCGCGCGTCACACAACCCCCCGTATTCCGCGCCGCAAAGGTTTTTTCCAGCCACCCGTAAACGACGTGCCGTAAGCCATCGTCGTGTGGTCAGTCGCAAGGCTCAAACACACCGCGTCGGCCCGGTCGGGCGACTTCATCCCACGCCTTTTCATCGAATCCTTCGACTCGACCTGAATCTTCCCGCTCGCCGTAAAATTATACCTCGGCGCAGCCAACTCAGCGTAAAGCTGATCGTCCCTCGGCAAAGACACGTCGCGGTTCTCCAACCACTCCTTCGCCTTAAACCACAACTCTGCCCGCAAATTCTGATACGTCGGACTCGACGGGCGCTCAGACACATTCAAACCACGCGCAGGCATCCCCAACTCGCGCAGGCGATCCAGCACCCCCGCACCCAAGCCAATACTATCCACGATAATCTCCGCAGGGCGCTTGCTCGGCGGCGACGTGTCATACTCAATCTTCACCGCCCCAACCAACTGCATCAAGTCCAAACCCTGCCACGTCCGCAACGGATGCACCACTGGACCCTGCCGCTTGCACAAAACACTACTGTCATTCCCGTGACGGGCCACATCCAACCCCCAGATCGGTGTCGTATGCTCGTCAATCTCAACAGCATTCCCCATCGCATACTCCAGTAAATGCACAGGAATAACCGTATCATCCTCGGCAGGGGGGAAATTACCCAAGACACGCACATGATACGCCGGACTATTCTCACCATACCGCAGCTTCATCTCATCAACGAAATCAGCCGACACGCGAGGGCTATCAATGCAACTCACATGCATCGTGCGCCACTGATCCGACAACCGATTGTGCGTCTCGTAAAACAATCCCGTGTTCCGCGTCGGGTTCCCCGTCAAGATCGTCGTAGCACTATGACCCGACATCGAACCCGCCGCAGACTCAAAAACCGCTTCCGGCACACCACTCGCCTCGTCCGCAATCAACAACACATGCGGCGAGTGAACACCCGCCAACGCTTCCGGCTGTTCCGCACGGCTCGTCCGGCAAGATAAAACTATCAGCCGCGCGACCCCGCAACTCAATGCGATCACCCTTGACCTCAAACAACTCATGAAACGGCGGCTTAATATCCCGGCACAGGCGCTTAACCTCCGCGAACAACGCATCGAACAACTGCGCACTCGTAGGGGCAGTCATCACCACCTTGCCGGGAACCCTCCACGCAAGGTGCCAGATCGCGGCCATAGCGACGGCAGTCGATTTCCCCACACCGTGGCCAGAGCGCACAGAAATCCGCCGCTCTTTCGGGTTGGCAACGATATTGAGGAACTCATCCTGCCACGGGTCAGGGTCAACACCCAAAACCTCACGGGCGAATAGCACCGGGTCATTGCCGTAACGCTTCGCCATTGCGAAGAACGGATTTTCCGCTGCGCTTGTAGCTGATCTCTCCATGCGGGGCTTTTACCACACCAAGGGGGTGGGGGGTATGCAAAAAATTTTTGTGGGGGTGGGGTGTCGGGTGTGCGCGAATAGTGCCTGAGCAATGACCCGGCCCGCTGCGATCAAGGGGGGCCATTTTTGGGCAGGCGCTGGCACATAGCGCATCGCGCATTGCCTTGAGCGATGCGAAAACGGCCTGTTTGTCCAATAATACGCATTATGTTAAATGTAGAATCGTTTATTTTCAAACACTTAGCTTTTTGCGGGGCGCGAACTTGCACTTATCCTGCATTCTTGCACGGGTTTTGCTGCGTTGCGGCGAAGAGGTAGTGCGATATCGCACTACTTCTCACGCGCGCGGGCGCGACGCCGTCGGTGTGTGCGATTTCGCCCCTCACAGCCGCTGAGAGGCCACCCACAGCCCCTTCACTCCTCTTCGGCCCCGTCACCCTCAGAATCAACCTCGACAGCCTCGGCGTCGATCACAGCCTCCATGACCGATCTTTCGGCCTCTTGGCTAATCAGCGCCGCCGCTTGGCTGTGTAGGTCTTCAACCCGCAGGGTGACGGTCGTCTCCTTGTGGCGCACGTCGTAGGCGCTGTTCAGCTTTGAGGCGATCCACTTATCCGTATCGACCTGTAGCCTTGCGACGGTGACGTTCTCGTTGGTCGCGTTCTGCGCAGTCTCCACGGCCCGTTGCGCGTAGGCATGGCCCGCATTGCGCAATACCTCATCGTATCGGTCTTTGCGCCCGTCCTCGCTGTCGAGCCACTTATACCAAGTACCCCAGCCCATGCCCCATCCGGCCAGCAGCGACTTGACCGTGTTCCCGGCCAGTATCCGCTCGAAAATCACATCCTCCCCAATCTCGTTGAGTTGTTTAATCCGCGCCTGTGTAATCTTTCCCATTGCCTCAATCCTTCAGTTCATTCGCCAGCGCCATGTAAGCTGACGCATCCACATATGTATCATGCCGTGGCGCACCTGACGTGATGCGCGCGATCTTCAGCAGGGCCATGCACACGGCCACGTCATGCCCATCGACCTTGTAGTTCAGATACGCTGACCACATCGCTGCGATGCGATCAAAGTTCTGTCGCGGTGGGCCATACTCAGCCTGCCGATCCCCATTGATGAGATCGCTGGCCTCGGCCAGTGTTTTCGACCTCACATTACCTTCCTCAAACATGACCATCTCGGCCCTCCTTCCAGTGAGTGTTTGACACCGCCCAAAGTGCTCAGGTGCTCGGTGCTCAGTAGTTTCAACTCCTTTACGGCGGATGTGTGTAAACTTCATTTTTGGTATTTATTTTACATACTCAACTCGACCCATGTGGATTACCATTTTACTGAGCACTGAGCACTTTTTATCTCTTTTTAGAAGAAAAAGAAAAGAAAATAAAGGGGTTAGCGAGGTGCTCAGTGGCGGTGCTCAGTGCGGTGCTCAGTGCCAAAAACACCACTGAGCACCGCACTTCCCCGTCAAAATGGTACGTCATGAAAATCGCCCGCCCCATCGTGCCAAGCCTTCACCGCCTCAACCGCCTCATCTCCGTCGCACTGGGCACCTCCACCACGGAACCAAACCCGGTGCAATTTGCCCTTAATCTTGACCCGCTTTCTGGCCGTCTGCCGATACCCCAAGTCCCGCAAGATGTTTGCCATGACCCTGTTCTGGGGAAGCGACCCACCGTCCATGAGCACACAACTGTTCAGGTGCGTGACATCCACCACTTTGTCGCTGATGATTTCGCAGGCGTATTCCTCAAGCGCCTCCTCGACGGCCTGACGGTCGTCGGAGATATTCGCGCTGCGCATTTCTTTGAGGCCAGCGGTGATGGGTGCTCGCCCGTGCGGATCGAAGTCTGCCGACAGCGACTTGGCCCTATCCAAGAGAAAGCGCCCGATGGCGTCTACCCGCCGATTGCTTTCCGAAAACAGGCGATCAAAGTATCGCCCTGTTTCTTCGCGCCCACCGTGCTGCTCGAACAGGTCTGACTGCTCGTAATGACGGGTGAAGATAACACAGTAACGTCTGTCATTATCGCTGATCGGCACGGCGTCTTGGTGGTTGGTTGTCATAAGGTAGCTTGCAAAGTTAGGCGCGTGGTATCGCGCTGCCCCCTTCGGCTCGACGGCGATGGTGTCGTTGGAGATCATCGGCTTGAGTTGGTCCAAGACGCGCCACTTGTTTGTGCCGCTGATCCTTATTTCCTCAATGCCGATAAGCCTTGATCCAACCGCCCAATCGTTGAACGGTCGCTCGACCATGCTGGTGTTGATGACCGTCGCGTTGCGGCCCAGCAGGTTCTGCATGACGTGGTAGAAGTAGGTCTTGCCGTTACCTTCGATACCCCAGAGCAACATGCCCCAGCGCACACGCTTGCCGGGGTTGGCGTAGACGTAGGCGAGAAAATCCATGAGCAGATCGCCTTCGCGCCGATCTACGATGGTGTTGCGGACGTGCTGGACGAAGAGATCAACCACAGCCTGACCGTCATCGTCCTGATCCAGCGAGGCGCAGGGCTTGGTTCCGCTGGGGTGGTAAAGGTTGACGTAATCCTTCCCATCGTCACCGCTGAACATGGAGGGCTGGCCGGGCCAGTATAAACCGCGCAGGACGGTGGGTATTTGGACCATCTGCAACGCATAGGTGGCGGCGTCCGTCTCGGCTGCGACGACATCGGGTATCCGATCAAACTTGGCCCGAAAAGCCTCGCGCCTGATCGCGTAGTCGGACATTTTTGTGTTGATGAAAACACAATCGGCCTCACCGTAAACCCACCCCTCAAGCCACGGGGGCATCTCCTGCGCGCTGTCATCGGCATCATCCCCACCAGCCCGACCCCGGCGCTTCAGGGGCTTGAACGACGCCTTGACCTCGCGCAGGCCCATGCCAGCGTCTTTGGCGTAGACCTCGTGAACGGTCTTGGCGAGCAGGCTGCGGATGTCGGGGGATAGCTGCACCTCGTTAAGCGCTTGGACGCGCTTCTTGAAAGCGGCGTAGGACGCGCGGTCGTTGACCTCGGTGGCCTCATCTTCGAGCGACAGGGCGACGGGGCTGTCGGGCGAAACCTCACTGCTTGACGTGAGACCGCCTGCTGCCTTAATGACGGACGCCATCGTAACTGGTGCTTGCGTCATTAAAGAGCCATCGCGCCTGCGGAAGCTGCGCCACTTGGTTTTCATCTCGCGACGGTTGTAGCGCTCGGTGTCAAGCGCAGACCAACGATCCCAGCGCTCAAAGCCCTCGTCCGACCCCTCGAACTGGTGGGACAGCGCCATGCCGACGCGGAACCACTGCTCGTAGTCCAGAGCCTCTGCCGGGTAGTTTGCGAGGATCGCGTCTACTTGATCGGGGGTGATGTCGAGCGGCTGGGAGAGGATCGCCAACGAAAATTCGTCGGCCTGATCGGCGAAGGCGTCGGCAGTCTTTACAATGCCCCCGCGCTGCTGTGGCGAAATTTCGTCCGGGACTTGCCACGGGTCGCCGTCTTGGACCATAGACCACGGCTCAATGCCGTCGCGGTGTGACGCGAGGAACATGATCTGGTTGACCTTGTAAGAACACTCGTCGAGGCCGTCGAGGCCGATGGTCTGAGTGATCTCGTCAACGACAGCCGGGTATTCTTCGGGGGTGACTGACCGAGACAGGGGGACCATGACGCGGACGCGAGGGGCGTCGGGGGTGTGGCGGAACGTCGTGTAGACGCTGAACGAGCAGTGCAAGTTGAGCGACAAGGCGAGTTCGATGTCGTCGAGCGTCGTGCCTGCGGGGAAGTCGTCATAATCCAGCGTGGCGATGGTGCGGGCCGCGATGTTCTCGGCACGGCCAGCAGTCTCATCGGCGCGCAGCCCACCGACGATAGCGGAACGCCTGATGCTCTCTTCCTTGGTGCCGTAGGCCACCGAGTGCGTGATCTGGTGGCAGAACTTGTCCCAGCGCATCTCGCGGGTTTCTGCGCTGGCGAAGTTCTTACAGTATGTGAACTTAACGCTCATCATCATCACGCACCTCACCCGTCCGCAGCGCCTCCACCACTTCGTTGAAGTCGAAGCGGTAATGGCCCCCCGGCAGACGGAGAGATGGGATTTCGCCAGCGTTGGCAAGCTGCACAACCTTCTGCTTGGAAAGACCTAGTTTTTTCGCGAGTTGGCTAGAGCGTAGCATTTTTGTTCACCTTTGTGTTGCATCGTGCTGAAACGTAGACTAGGGTCACGTCCACTGCAACACAAAATGGAAAACATAAAATGCTTGAAGAAGTCATCAAAGACCTCGCTGAGGCGACCGACGAACTCCGCAAGGAGATTGAGAAGCTGACAGCAGCGCTTAAAGCGCAGTCTGGTGCAGCCGTGCCCGCGCCTGCCGCAACCCCCGCAGCGGCCAAGCCGCAAGCAGACGACATACCCACCGAAGACATAAAGCCCTTGGCGCTGAGAATGTCACGGGCTGGCCACAAAGAGACGATGCGCAAAAAGTTGTATCGGTACGGGGTAAAGAATGTGCACGACCTGACGGCGGAACAGGCCCAAGATTTTCTGTCTTGGCTCAACACGCTGGAGAAAAATGATGGGTGATATTGCACACGCCAAACTGGGCGCGTCCAACGCGCACCGCTGGATGGCCTGTCCCGGTAGCGTCGCTGCCGAAGATGGCCTACCCGATCAGAGTAGCCCCTTTGCGCTGGAAGGCACTGAGGCGCACGATCTGGGCGAGAAGGCACTGGGTGATTGCGGTGTTCTCGACACCTACCCGAACAGCGAAATGGCCGAGTTTGTTCGCGTCTATGTTGATTACGTCAAGCAGTGGGCCGACTACTGTGACGACTTCGCCGTTGAACAGCGCGTAGACTATAGCGATTGGGTGCCGGGTGGCTTTGGCACAGCCGACGCCATTGTTCTGCGAGGCCAGACGCTGCACGTCATTGACCTGAAGTATGGCATGGGTGTGCGGGTGGATGCGGAAGAGAACCCCCAAGGCATGCTCTACGCGCTGGGTGCCTACGCGATGTATTCAATGGTCACTGACATTGAGGATGTGGTCATCAGCATCGTGCAGCCCCGGCTTGACCACATCAGCGAGTGGAAGATCAACACCCGCGCCCTGCTCAAGTGGGCCGAGTTAGCCAAGCAGCGCGCCGAAGCCACGCTAGAACCCGACGCACCGCGTCTACCGGGCGAGAAGCAATGCCGCTTCTGTAAAGCCAAAGCGACCTGCGAGGCGCTGTTAAAGCACACCGAAGAGGCGCTGCTGACTAGGTTCGATGACCTCGACAACATGCCGAAGGCCAACACGCTAACCGAACAGCAGATGCGCGTTGCGCTGGACGCCAAGCCCCTGATTGAAGGGTGGTTGGGTGCGATTGAGAAGTTGGTGCGGGATAGCCTTGACGACGGCGACGAGTTCCCCGGCTACAAGCTGGTTGAGGGGCGCAGCAACCGCAAGTGGGCCGACGAGCGCGAGGCTGAGGCTAAACTGATCGCCATGCTGAACGACAAGGCTTTTACCAAGCCCAAGATCATCTCGCCTGCGCAGGCCGAGAAGGCGCTGGGCAAGACGCGGGCTGTGGAGATCAGAGACCTGATCGTTAAGCCGCAAGGCGCACCCACGCTGGCCCCAGAGAGTGATAAGCGACCCGCCATCGGCGTGTCGGAAACGGATTTCGGTGATCTCACCGAATAACCGCAGCGTGGTGCTGCACAGAAAACTGAAAGGTTAATAAAATGTCAAAAATAACACTCAAAAACGTCCGCATTTCGTTCCCCTCGGTGTTCCGTAAGGCGACGTTTTCCGGCGAGGAAACGAAGTTTGAGGCCACCTTCCTGATGGACAAAGAGGATCAGGCTGACCAGATCGCGGGGATCGAAGGCAAGATCGACGCGCTGCTGAAGGAAAAGCTGAAGGGCATCAAGCTGAAGGCTGACAAGGTTTGTCTCAAAGACGGCGACGACATCGACTACGCGGGATACGCTGGCAACATGTCGATCAAGGCGTCATCGGCTAGGCGTCCGCTGGTTTTGGGGCGCGACCGCTCGCCACTGACCGAAGAGGATGGCAAAATCTATGCGGGCTGCTACGTCAACGCCATCATCGAACTGTGGGCGCAAAACAATCAGTATGGGAAGCGCATCAACGCGAACCTGCTCGGTGTGCAGTTCGTGAAGGACGGCGAACCCTTCGCCGATGGTGTCTCGGCCAGCGTTGATGACTTTGACGCCTTCGATGACGTGGATGACGACGACTTTATGTAAAGATCGGTCGGGGCGGCTTCGGTCGCCCCACCACCTTTTCCCGCCGCATATGGAGGCTACCCCTCATGGCACTGATACTCGACGTTGAATGTTACAAAGACTATTTCCTGATCTGCTTTCTTGATCGCAAAAACGGCAAGGTCGCGTCTTTTGAGATGTATGACGGAAAGCCGCTGAACGTCGCGAAGGCAGCGAACCTGATGCGCAGCCACCTGACGATCAGCTTTAACGGAAATCATTATGACCTGCCGATGATCGCGGCGGCGTTAGAGAACCGCGACTGCGGCGAACTCAAGGCGCTCAGTGATAAGATCATCACCAGCGGCAAGCCGTCGTGGATGGTGTGTAATGAAGAAAAAATAAACATACCCCAGCAGTGGGACCATATCGACATCATTGACGTGGTGCCGGGTCGGGCCAGCTTGAAGGTTTACGCGGGGCGGCTGGGATACCCGAAGCTGCAAGACCTTCCCATTGAGCCTAGTGCCAGCATCTCACCCGGCGAGCGGGAACTGCTCCGCAGGTATTGTGCAAACGACTTGCGTGTCACCGACGCGCTGTATTGCGCGGTGGAGAGTCAGATCGCGCTGCGCAAAGAGATGGGGGAAGAGCATGGCGTAGACTTGCGGTCCAAAAGCGATGCGCAGATTGCCGAGACGGTGCTGCGGTCAGAAGTTGAGGGTGTGACGGACAAGCGATTGCGCCCGACGAAATACGACGATGACCAGACGTTCCGCTACGTTGACCCCAAAATCGTGTCTTTTGAGTCGGAAGAGATCAACGACATCCTCGCGCGCGTCGTGGATGAGCGCTTTCAGGTAAAGGGTAACGGCTCGATCAAGATGCCTGACTGGCTCAAAGAGACGCGCATCAAGATCGGTGAGAGTGAGTATCAGATGGGTGTGGGGGGTCTGCATTCCTGCGAGAAGGGCCAGAGCGTCTACGCCGGGTCGGGTTACATGCTGGCCGACTTTGACGTGGCGTCGTATTACCCCAACATCATCTTGCAGCAGGGCATCGTGCCGGAAAACATGGGCGATGTGTTTACGCACGTCTATCAGAGCATCGTTGACCGCCGCATCACGGCCAAGCGCGCTGGCGACAAGGTGACAGCAGGCACGCTGAAGATTGTCGTCAACGG